AAACTTTGAACACACGTCTTTCAGGTGCTCTTGATACACGGTATACCAACATAGCATCTTCACCCAAAACCAATTGCTTCCAAATTCTCCTTGCCTTTTCCAACATAGAAGTACCATAAGGAAGTTTCCTATCATCGCCCAACAATCTAAAGTGAGCAATTTCCCAAGAGTTGAATTCAAGTTGTTTGTTTTTCCAAGTGAAAGTAAGACTTTGTACGTGGTCACTAGTTCCTGCCAATGCGGCTCCCGAAGTTGCCCTTCCTCTCATACCAACTTCAATACGTTCAATTTCGATATTCGGAAGTTGTAAACATCCAACAACACCCTTTTCAGGGTCTAATTTCAAAAAGACAAAGTTATCACCATATTTGGCAGTATTTCTTGTCCACATCGGAAGATTGGTGTTGATGTCCAAAGCATTGTTGAATAAATCACCCAATACAGATTTGATACGAGGAGAATCAGAATAAATCTGAAGCATGTATCCATTTTCATCAACCGTGGTGGATTCTTCAGCATAGGTATCCAAAGCCGCCGAAATCTCCGGTGTATATTCCATAGACTCATAGTCATAATACGATGACAAACGAGTTGGTTCATAATAAACCGCTTGGCTATAAAGGTTATTTTCAATTTTGGCCCATTGTTGTGTCAAATAGTAAGTTTGACGGGCTTGTAATTTTTCTTTTTCGTACTCTGCTTTGTCCGTGGTACGAAGCAATTCTTTTTTATCAAATTTGTACGTTGGTAGGTCTTGTCCCAATAGGGAATTTGGTCCCATAGTTTGGGATAACCTCTGCCAAATCGTTAAGTTTTTTTCATTCTCTGCCATCTCTTACAAAAATTACAATCAATTCATTTTTTTTCAACGCTTCATGCCTCCGAATAACCATAAATAGTCCTTATATTCTTTCAAAGATGGTTGATTTCTGTATGCCGGATTGTTAAACTGTTGGTTTGTGTTTGGTAAAGCCGGATTGAAGAACTGTTGATTGGGTTTTTCATAGGTCTCCACCGTCCAAGATTCCAACATACTCTTGGCCATATCATTTACCTTATTGAGTTGAGTAAATGAAGTTTCCGCAACATAAACCGCCATGGCAAGGGCCATAATCAAATCATCGTGTTGTCCCTTCATGTGGTCAGGTCTTCCGTTGATATAAACAAATGTGTTCATTTCGTTCAATAATCTTGTTGATCTAACCTTCATCCCATGTCTAAGAGCCTCCTCAAAAGACGCAATGATTTGAACACGTTTTTGGCTAAAATTCAATCCCGGTATTTTATCTTTTACCTTCGGATCAAACTTCCATTTATTACCGTGTTCAACCCCCTCAACATATAAATCTTTATAGTCAAGTTCTTGGAGTTTTCTGGCGGTCGCGACCCCCATTCCACCGGTAATATCAATTACAATAAATGCGGAATACATTGTACCCCACTTAAAGGCAATCTCCGCCAACACATCGGGAGGTACTTTTCCCAAATATTCGGCAACTTGTTCTCTTTCATCAAAATCAAAAATCTGAATGGTAGAAAAGTCTTCAGAGTCACCCCTTGACACGTCAACACCCATAATGTACTTGTGACCCATTTCAGGTTCTTTCCAAATCCAAAAACCTCCACTCATCATTTTAGAAGTGGGATCCTTGATGGTGTTTTCGGTAATATTCTGTATCAAATTAGAATCAAATACGTTATCACCCGAACCCAGGAAGTTACACTCCAATTCTTGAGCAACTTTCCTTTTGTCGTATTTGAGTTTTTTTACCATCGCTTCGAACCACGATGACGACGGTTTGTATCCTTCTTGGAACTTGGCAACAATTTCCTCAAAATTTCTCTCAAAAGGATTTGTATTTGAATAATCAATAATCACCTCTTTTTCATCATATTCCTCACGATTGAGAAAGTAATGAATAATATCCTTGGTTTTTACCAAATATAAGTCTTTGGTATATCTAGGGTCACGATACCAATACATTTCGGTAATCTTAAAATCGTTCATGTTACGTAATGCTTGATCGTAAATATCATAATAGATAGGATCGTATCCGTTCGGAGTAGAAATCACAATTACCTTACCTCCCGTAGATAGTGAGGCCATACACGCCGCCCAAAAGTCACCGTCAGCGTCGATAAAGGCGGCCTCGTCAAAGATAAGAATGGTGGGGGTATAACCACGAAGTGCGTCTTTAGACGTAGCAACGGCCTTTACTTCACAACCATTCGATAATTTATAGTGTTTAGCGGCGTTTTTGTCGGGAGAAAACCCAACACCAACCCACTGAGGCCATTGGCTGGTAAACTCTCTAATTTTATTGGCAAATTCAATTGAAGTATCCTGTTTGTTTGCAATGATCAGAACCTTTTCTGGTTTGTTTTTTCTAGCAAAGACTAATTTTTTACTCGCCCATGCGGCTGTCACTGTTGACACTCCTGCTTGTCTATACTTCAAGGCAATATTTTCATTGAAAGAATCATAATCCTCAATCAGTCTAACTTGATCAGGAAATAATTCTAACGGGACATAACGAGATTGAGTATTATCGTAAGTTTGTAAATATGTTTTCAAGGCATATGAGGTATTACTCATACACCTTGAATATTCTAATAGAAGTTGTTCTTTTGTTAAGCCCATAAAGTAGTTTAGGATCTACTGATACCCAAACTACCTAAAAAGTCATCTAAATCGTCCAAATCATCGTCATCAGGTGAATCAACATCAGAGTCTGATTCATCATCAGAACCGTAGTCTTCATCATCGTGGACTTCGTTTAGATGGTCAACAATTTCTGTAACCATTCTATCCAAGATTTGAGTTGCTTTAGCATCACCTCTAAGAATTGCCTTCGCTAATTTAAAAAATTCTTCTGCCGTAAGTGCTGAAAAACGTGCGAATAGGTAGTTCTGTATCCATCGTTTATCTTCGTCAAATAACTTTTCAGGATATGCCTCAATAAATTTCTCCCATAATACAGGTCCAAGTCTCAAATCCCAAATTTCATTTGCCAAAGTGTCTGTTGATGCCATAACCATTTCGGCTTGCTTTGGATCGTCAGGTAGTCCTTGTGTACCAAGAATTTCCATAGTCCCTTTGATCAATTCATGTACTAAAACAGGAAAAAATACTCCACGTGCTTTTACTGTCGGTGGGTCTGTTTCAACATCGACTTCTTCTTTTCCAGCAATACCACCTTGACCCATCATACTATCCATAATTTGGTCGGGAAGGACCCAATACAATAAATCATTTACTGACATCAACACACCGTAAAGATTCAAAAGACGAGGATCAAGTCTATCCAATTCATCTTTTACCAATTCGAACATGTAGTGTCCTTTCTTAGATGAACCTTGAATTAATGCATTTATAAATCTCCTCTTAGCCTTTTCAATATCATATCTTTCAAAAGCTGTGATAAAATCATCAAGATCTTCTTCTTGTTGTTGGAAATTTTGTTCGATTTCTTCCCGTTCAGGTTCTTCACCTTGTTTTGAGAAACCTTCCATACCAATTTCACCCATACCAACTAATTTAGCATCGTATTGAACTTGATCGGGTCTTACACCCATCTCTTTTCTGACTAAATCTACCGCTAAATTTTCTAAATACTCTTTATTTTGTGCTTGAATACCAAAAACATCTCTGACAGCACCCATCATAGCCATCTGTAATCCTATCAAATCGTTTTGGGAGGTAACATCTTCTTGTCCTGTATATCTTTTTACTTTTTCTACAACATCTTTGAATCTTTTGGATGCAATCTTTTCTTCAAAAGAAACAGGTATATCCTCTGATTTGATATCGGGAAACGCAGGACTTTTTGATAATGGAGTTTCAGCTTTCTCCACTTTCTTTTTGATGTCAGGAGACATCCCTTTAGTTTGTTTTTCAAACTCACCTCTATTTTGAGGGTCTTGTTCATGAATATTCTTTTTCATTACTTTTCGTTTTCAAAAGTGATACCTAACTGATCAAAAGTTAGATAATCAGGAATTTTTGTCACAGGAGCTTTGGGGTTGTCATCAACCATGTTTTTACCAGCCTTTGGTTTTGGTTTGTGTTTTGGATTTTTAAACGGATCACTTTTACCAGGTTTTTCGGTTGTACCAGGTTTTACTTTGGGTGGTGCTGTTGTGGGAGATTGTTCCATAGCCTCTTTTTTGGTTAAAGTATAATACTTACCCACTGGTTTGTCCACTTTGGTATCACCAACTACTTTGGACCCTGTTTTTACTCCGATAGGTCTTTTGATAATACTTTGCTCACTCAATGTATTCAGAAGGTCACCTTTTGTCATTCTTGGTTTGATGTGTTTTTCTACTAACTTACGTAAAGCACTTTCAACCACAGGTTGTAATGGGTTTTTACCTTCCTTCATATTTTTTTTGACATCCATAACACATCTTTCAAACTTAGCCTTTTCAGCCTTGGTATATGAATCCCTTTCTCTACCTTCCAAACCTAAAGAACTTGTACAAACAGCCCAAGGATTTTGGTCCTTTTTACTTTTTTTCTCCTCGATATTATCGGCTTCATCCATACCATCTTGGTACATACCAGGTGTTTTACCTGGGTCAACACCGAATCCGTCGTTGGTATCTGGACCTACCTGAT